ATATCTATTAGAGCCATCTTTTTTCATTATAATTATATATATAGTTATAGCTACCATCTTGCCGAAGCAAAACGATAGCTATAATCAGATGTATGTCGGGATGGTTAGTAGATACCTAAACTCCCATCTTCATCAATGTAGGTTTCAAATGTAGGGTATGTTGCTCCCGTCTTCTCGCATACCCAGGTTATGCTTTCTATTATGGGACGTGTGTGCTTTGGCTTTGCAACCTTCATGAAAGACGAAACCATAGCACCCTTCAGACTTGTGGCTATACTGAATGTACGGGACGTTCTGAATATGTAGAACTTCCCCCGAATAATTGGGTAATAGCTTAATGATTGGAAGGCATAGTCATCTATAAACTCATTAAGGTGAAGGAAGAAGAAAGCGCAATAATCCGCCCGAGACCTAAGCAACTCAAATCCCAAAGACTTGAACAGCTTAGACGTAGAGTGCATGAGAGCATTACGAATGACCTCTACCGCTTCTTCCTTGGTTAGTATGCGGAGGAGTTTATCATACAGCTTCACATGGTTCACCTTGAAGTATCCAAGCATATCAACAGCCAAAGGTTCAAACGCCTTCCTTATGCGGTCTTCTCGCTCTCTTTTCTGCGCCTCGTATCTCATAATTCGGTCTCGGATGCGGTTTGAGTATGCTTTAATATGGTTGTTATCTTCCATAATCGTTTCTTTCAGTTAGTTGGACTAATACAATACCAAGTGCCCATTCTCATCAACGTACGACAAAAACCTTGAGGATACACCACCTAATACGTAGTCTTTGATTGTAGCATGTTTTAGAAGACGGAAGAAGTGTTCACCTGATAAGGCTTTCCATACGTGTCTCTCTAACACATCCATTAACTCATAAACTATTTTACGTGTGCGTCTACCTTTGAAGAAGAAGAACCCCTTACGTATGGTGGGATTATTCTCCAAGACTTCGTAAGCCAATCTCCTTGTATATGAGTCAAGATTTTTTAGAACAACACCAAATCTATCCGCATGATTCGGAGACGAGATGAACTCAGGGTGAGTGAAGAGATGCAGGAAGGTGTGCATAAGGGCATCACGTATAATTGCATGCAGTTCGTCTCTATCTAAGATGCGAAGTAACCTATCGTAAAGGTCTCCGTTATGTACTTCAATGCGCATAATTACGTCATAGGCTAATGGCGTAAATGCGTTCCTAACCTCAACGAAATCTTCGGGTCGGTAGACCTTGCCACTACGAGGCGATTTATCGTTGCTCAACTCTTCCATATAAGTTCATCTTAGTTAGTAGCACGTATTACAGAACCACGTTGCCATCTTCATCAACGTAGGATACGAACTTGGGCAATATATCTCCTGAGTATGGGCAGACGTATGTTGAATAATTCAGTGTTCTTGAATAGCCATCCCCTAAAAGACAATGTCGTACCGAACTTTCTTCCAACGCCTTAGATAACTCACGGGCTATCTCACGTGTGCGAGACTTCTTGAAAAAGAAGAACTTGCTTCGTATTGTAGGATTGTTGCTAAGGACTTCATAAGCATATTTCCCGATGTGACTCCCAATAAGGAGCGAAAGAGACCGACATCTTTCTCTTGCAGACATCGCAGAAAGGAACTTATGAGTATTAACAATACTCAGTAAGAAGTGCATTATAGCGTCACTAACGACTACTCGTATCTCTTCCTCATCCAGGATTTTAAGTAGCTTTTCGTAGACATCATATTCTTGACGTTTTAGCAAGAAAACTACTGCATCAGCATTTCTGTAAAACTCCGCTCTAACTGAAGCGATTGCTTCGTCTCGGGTTTCTTTAAGTCCTGCTTCTTTGCTCAGCATATCATATAGCTGAACTACTCTGTCATGGCTGAACGCTCCCATAATCATTCTGTTTTTAGTTGATGACATGTACTCCACTTTGGAATACGATACAAAGGTAGCGAGAACCTTTTACAAAAACAAATCCCCCAAGAATTTTCTTCTCAGGGGACTTGCTTTCTATTTTACTTGTAGAGTTCTAATCGGAGCTTCTTGCGCTCGCTGTTAGGAGTATCCTCGGAGCGTAGTCCTTCAAGGATTTCATTCACTCGGTCATTCCCGAGCTTCTTTCTCTTAGCCCCTACAATAGCGGAATGCGTGAGATGCGAAGCGATTAGGATGTCGGTCATATACTTCTCAAAACCTTCGCTAAGACGTTCTGAGATAGTACTACCATCATCACCGAATGGGATGTTGAACTTAATCTTCTTGCTGAGCTGGGTGTAGAACTCCGTGAGGTTGCGCTGGGTGTTATTCCTATCAAGGATACCTTCAAAGGCATCGTCAAGGTTGTAGTCCCCATTCTCATCCTTCATATACATACGTGCGCTGACCTTGCCTGCACGGGTACTTCCACGCTGAGAGTGGTCAAACTCACAGAAGATGAACGACTCCTGACCGAACTCCGTTGCGAGGTCTTCTGCTTCGTAGTAGGACATATTGTAGATGACGAATGAAGGCTCTACACTGCCATACTTACCAAGCACCTTGACGTAGTTGTACCCACCTTCCTTGAGTTCGTTACGGAGCTTCCATTCAAGTCGTGCGACACGCTCGTCATTCTCACGTCTTGTGAGGACTTGTGGAGCTGGGTTGGCTGGCGAGATGATGACGATGGTGTTGATATTGGGGTCAAGACCCATCACCGCCTTAAATGCCTTCTTGGCTCGGCTGTTCTCAAGGATGTTACGGGAGAAGAACTTGCCACCTTGGAGACCCCATCCCTTGCAGTACGATGCGTACTCGTGTAGATAAGCCTTAGCACGTGCGGACTCTACGAGCTTGACTGCGCCTACGCTGGTAGCACGACCGAAGAGGTGGTTCTCGTTTACGGGTTCGTAGCTATCACGAACAATCTCTATAACTTCAATGGTATCATCATAGAGGTCTTCAATGGCGATGCTTTCGCATCTAAACCCTGCAAAGATATACTCCAAGAGTTCTCTGACGCTTTCACCTGCGAAGGTACGTTCTTCCTTCTTGCCGTATGGGTCGCTGTAACTTACATTCACAAGCTGTCCGAACTCATCAAGATGTGGAGAGAACTCAAAGCGGAAGACCCTCCCGTCCCCCTTGTCAAGGCGAGCATTCAGGATAGCATCAAGCTCACCTACCCCAGCGTTGAACGCTACGATGGTTCGACCATATTCTCCCGTTTGGAAGTATGCAGTAGGAATAGATGCAGAACCAATATGGAACTTAGCGTATGTTAGGTCAGACTTAGGTACAACGACCAATGATATGCTATTGATATTCTTGAGGAATAGGTCAAGCGTTCTCTTGTTGTCTTCCTTGTAGAGGTAGTTCTCGTCCTCCATTGATGTGGAAGCGAGGCTGTCTTCTACCTCATCAAGGACACCACTATCAGTATCCGAGATATTGTCGCTCCCTACAATAGAAGCAAGAATTTCCTTAGGGTCTACTGAGATGATTTCCGTGATGTCGGGAGTATAGGTTAGGAGACTTCTCTTTGAGATGATGCAACGGGTCTTGCCGTTGCGGAAGAGCTGTACCTCGTAAAGTTCGTCAATGTCGTGCCATAGACTTTCAAAGATTTCCATCTCATCATAATAGTCATAGACATCCTCTTCACGAACAAGGATAGCGAGCTTTCCATCTATGGAGAACTCGTGATATTTCTTTGTAGTATCTTCAATAGACTCAAAGTCATAAACCTTGGTCATATTAAAGAAAAGGTCTGTCTTAGCTACAAAGAACTTGCGATGATTTTCGTTTGCCATTTTTGGATGTATATTGTTTAAGTAGTTAGCACCACGGAGTTGATTTGATTGTAATCTTCCCCTTCTCGTCTACATAAATATGCCCCATACCTTGCAGTGTGGAGATGATGTCTTCTGCGTTCATACCTTGGAGAAGACGCATAGCCTTAGCCTTGGTAATCGTAGCAGGCTCTTCTCCTACCTTATTGGGGTAGGAAGCATTGCATAATGCGAATAGCCCGTGCAGAGCCTTATGCTCGTCAGAGGCTTCGTTAGGATTCTCCTCCCACTTCGTACCAAGGATGAATGCGAGGTTTACCTTTTCGTAGTTGTATATCATTTCTTTCGTTCTACATTGTTAGTTGAACATACTTCGCTACAAAGGTACATATTCTACTTTAACTAAACAAATCTACGACCAATCTATAATAAAGTATAGGAAAAGATATGAAATAGTATATTATATGAATGGTTGTGAATATGGGTATCTTCTCGCTGAGGCGTGGAGGAAGGTGCGGACGAGTAGTGCCACAAAAGTAGGTTTTAAGTTCAAAGTATCTCTGTCGGCATACGAAGGCGGTTGTTGCGCTGGGAAATACAAAGCAAGTACATATAAATAATAACAGAGCTAAGTCGATTGGTTGATTAAGGCTTGGCATAATCATATATTTCACCACCCCGAGGGCAATTAAGCGTCCTTGGGGTGGTTTGTTTTTTGGAAGATTTGGTGGAATGAAAAACTCTTCCTACCTTTGTAGTGTGAGAGGGGAACAAAAGAACCTCCACGAGCAACTAAGTAACAACTAAACTAAAAGCGACAGACAGCTATGGTACGAGTAACAGACTTTGGTGGCGACTGCCCAGGATATGTAGTCACACCTGACGAACTCAATGACTTCATTGAAGAACTCACCTACGAAGAAGGCGAGTACGCCATTGACCACCTTGAGTGTGACGATTGGGGAGACTACACCCATACGACTGAGTTTGAGATTGTCGTCCTCACGGATGAAGTCGTGAACCAAGTCAAGGAAACACTCAAGTACTATGGTCTTGACTACGACACTATCAGTGAAGAGAAGTTAGACGAGTTCCTCGGTGAATACGGATGCCGTGTCACCTTTGAAACGAAGTCATCAGGTGGTGGCTTGGATTCAGACTACGAAGCCTATCCTTACCACTACGACTACAATGAAGACCCCGTAGTAGAAGCTCTGTGTCACCACAACTGCTTCCTTGCAGACGAGAAGTGGTACAAGAAGCGTGCAAGACAGAACATCGCTTACGCTAACGCAGTAGACGAAGCTCCAAAGACCCTCTAACAAGAACAATCAACTTAACATACAAAAAGAAGCTATGAAGCAGAATATCTCTTGGAACACAATGAAGTTCCGTATCCTCCTCGGTGTTATCGCAGTCTCTGCGATTGTAAAGCTCGGTTCATCTGATGCAAGTGCGCAGGCAGAGGCAACCACCGAGATGGGCGTTGTTGTCGCAATGGACAACGTCAATGAAGGGGAATACACCCTTTACGTGAAGAACTCATCTAACAACTGCATCTCCATTCAGGTGGACGAGCTGACCTATAAGAACGCTTACTTGGGTCAGGATGTAGAAATCAACAACTATAACAACTAAGGTAATGATTCCAACTACATTAGAAGACGTAAAGGAAGAACTCGCTAAAATCAGAAAGATGCTGGAGTCTCAGAAGAACCCACCTTCTGATATTGAGAGTCGCATTGAGGACGCTATTCAGCGTGCCGAGGATGCTATCTCCGACCTTGAGGATATTCAGTCAGAGCTTGAAGGAGACGGGTTCAACTACGACAAGGTTCTTGACAAGCTCTCCGACCTTGAACAGACAATCAACATCCTGACGTAATGGGTTTCCGAGGAGTACGTAAAGGTACGATACATCTACAAGACACTACGATAGAAGCAGAAGCACCCAAGGAAGTCCGTGAGCGTAAGCATCACGACTTCTGTTTGGGGGTGGCTACCATCTTAGCCAAGGACTCTCGTAAGGGAAAGATACCAAGGCTCGGTATCTGTGCAGTAGAGTTGAGTTCGTCTACTACGGGGAGTAGGGAAGCCCCTGACATCATCGGCTTCGTCCACAACCTGAAAGTGAACTCCTACCTCTTTGAGATTAAGCTATCAAGGGAAGACTTTCTTGCAGACAAGAAGAAGGTTTGCCGTAAGGCTGGTTACAAGGGAATGGGCTGTTGGAGGTTTTATGTAACGCCTCCTAATCTTATATCAACCGATGAGCTTCCCAACCGATGGGGGCTTATCTATTATGATGGTAAGAAACTTGATTTCGTATCAATGCCAACCATCTTCCACGAAGACGAGCGGGATATGTGGGCTGAAGAGAACACGCTATGCAATCTCATTCGTAGGGGAGTGGTCTACGGGAAGGTGTTCGATAACGATGACTTCAAAGAAGGTAGTCGTGTACCAAGAGGAAAGAAGAAGTAGGTATGTTAGGATTATATGTTGTTATTGCAGTAGTAGTTCTGGGACTTGTCATAGGAGTATCCACATCCGTGGTGTTTGAAAAATCTCTTATTAGACGGAAACGTGAAGAAGAGGATGCCCGTATAAGAGAGGAGCTATCTAAGCAAGAACAAAAGTGTGCACCGAAGATGGAGCAAGAAGAAAGACAGAGCACCGCTCAGAGCGATGATGAAGAAAAATTAAAGTTGTGGTATGCAAATATGAACATGAACTTAAACGATGTAGCGGTTGATTGCGGGTTCAATATGCTTCAACTTTACTTCGCTTCGGTGAATGGCACAACTAAAACATTTAAGGACAAGCTCAACAAGCTGACACGTCTGAACCGCTACTATAAGTAATAATGGATAGCCCCTCTCTGATGAATACATCGGGAGGGGCATTCTTGTACCCAATAGGCAACTATTTCCATTTTGGAAAATGTTCAAAGGCTGTCCAAAGAATGGGCGTTTTTATGGTGATATTGGTGGTATAATGCGCTTAACGTCCTGTGTGTTAAGCGTTTGAAAATGTCCAAAGAATGTCCAAGTTTTATACGCAAAAAGCAACGAGGAGTATCTCACGACACGCCCCGTTACAAATTTGATTATCAATTAATAAACAGAATTACCAGGAGTCCTCACAGCGGGACTTGAACCCACAACTCCAAATGTATAAGATTTGTGCTCTAACCGATTGAACTATGTGAGGAATATGAGGAGAATTACTCCTCGGTCTTTTCTTCTTCTTCGTCCTTATCCTCGTCTTCGGGAACGTTGTCGCCTTCAAGGATGAGGGTTTCGATACGATAGCTTCTCCATTCGCCCTTAACAAGGTCAAAGAAGACCTGAACGGCAGGTGATGACTTCTTACCTACGCCCTTCGTTTCTGGGAGCTTGTCAGATTCAAGCGTTGCTTCCGCCTCACGCAGGTCTCCGTTAATCTTTCGGAAGCGGAACGTGACGGGCTCTTTGCGCATCTTCTTGACGATTTCAAGATTAGCGAGAGCGAGACGCATAGCACGTTCTTCTGTCAGCTTACCATCACCCTTCTCTCTGTTGTATCGCACGAGTTCTTCTGCGAGTTCTTCGGGCTTGTTGAGGTACTTCGTTGCTTCAAGGAGCATCGCCTCGTTGAGGCTAAGGGTCTTTTCTTCTGTAGTTTCCATTTTCTCTGTATGGTCTTTTTTCTTTGAATAACGTGTCCGAGTGTCTCTCTTTCACAATGCAAAGATAGGGAGTTATTTTTAATCCACCAAATGCTGTTGAATTTTCTTTTTCATTTATCTTTGTGGTGTGTGACTAATCATCTATCTATTATAGTATGTTATGAAGATTCAAATCGCATCAGACCTCCATCTTGAGTCTGCAAGTCAGAGGGATTGGATTAAGCGTAACCCCTTGGAGGTTGTAGGAGATATATTAGTCCTTGCAGGGGACATTGGTTCGTGGAAGGATGTCAAGGAGCTTGAGGAGGAGGAGTTCATTTCGTGGGCTACTTCTCACTATAAGTATGTCCTTATGATTCACGGCAACCATAGCTTTTATGGTGCAGGCGACCTTGGGACTATTGAGGATGGTTTCATTAAGACGAAGTACGACAATCTCTACTATGGGTTCAATACGTCTATCGTCCTTGATGGTGTTGAGTTTATCTTGTGCCCTTTGTGGTCAGATATAGACCCAAAGCGTGAGATACCCATATACGTATCTCTGAGCGATTTTAAGCGCATCAAATATAAAGGTGAACCACTTACCATAGAAGGGTACAGAGAAGTCCACAGACGCTGTTTGAAGTACTTAGAAGAGGCGATGTTCCTATTCCCTACCGAATACCCACGTGTGGTCATCACTCATCACGCTCCGTCCCTTGAACTCGCCAATACAATGTTCGGTGGGGATATATATACTTCTGCATTCAATTCGCCTCTTGATAGTCTTATTGCATCAAGCGGAGCGTCCTATTGGATATACGGTCATACGCACTCCAATGTATGCAAGGAGATACGAGGTGTCTCCTGTGTCTGTAACCAGCTTGGGTATGTGAACCATAACGAGCATCGTATGAACAAGTACAAATCAAACTTCTTCGTGGAAATAAATCCTTTGTATGAATCTCATTGCGAAAATGTTTGACAAGTTAGTGGAGAAAGTCTTGGCTGTTGTAAGGAAAGTACCTTTCCTCAGTGAGAGTAATAGGGACAAGCATTTCCTTTATGCTATCCCTTGCGGTCTATTCTTGACCATCCTCTTTGTCCTTGGTCTTGCCGTAGGTATGGAATACAAGGATAAGCTGAAGGGCGGGAAGTTTGATTGGCTTGACCTTGGTGCGACTATCTTAGGTGGTCTCATCGGTCACGGGCTGAGGGTGCTATTCCTCTCACTCATCTAACGAGGCGAGTAACGAGAGACAAGAAGGGGAGAGGTGCTATCACCTTTCCCCTTTTACATTACACCCAATCCTTTGCTTTAGGCTCTTTCTTGGGTGTGTATATAACTCTCCCTCTCTCCTCTTCTTTTCGTCTCCTCTCTTTCTCTTTCTCGCATTTACTACATCCCATAGAAGCAATTACATATCAAAAGTAAATCGCTCATCTGATAGGTTGTATGTAATAGAGATAGGCATATCTGTCCTGCCCATCTGCCTCCAAAACTTTGTGAAGGCTGTGGTACATACGGATGTAAAGTAAGCGAATGGGTTTTTGGTTTTGGTTGGGTCAAACTTCTTCCAATTCTGAATCATATCCGCCACTGCGCTTGCAACAGCGTCCTCTCTGTCTTCAGGTATTTGGTAGATGACTTTGGTTGCGCAGTTGTCTGCGAGCTTGCACAGAAGCTCTACTGCCCTTGGTGTCAGTTCGTCCCTATCAATAGATTTCAAAATCTCCTGATAGAGTTCAGGGTTACTAACATAGTTCTTCCTATTCTTGTTAGTCTTACTCCCCTTTGGTCTTCCTGCCATAAACGATGTTCCTTCCTATACCATATTATAGATGTAGTTGATTATAGGGCGTTCCGTGAACTCCTCCCCGATGTGGGGGAGGTTATATACTCTTCTTTCCCTTGTTGCCTCTTCGTTTCTGCGGTCTTAGTGCAAGAGGCTGTCAATGCTACACAGCGTGTCTTCCATCAGAATGGCTTGCTCGGTAATCGCCTTTGGTGTGATGAGTTCAATCTCCGAGGAGATATTGTCAATCTTCACCTCTAACCTATCAAGTGTCTCGGTCATATTAGGTCGTGTCACGAGAAGGTCATAAGCGATGCTACCGATAACGAATGTTGAAACACTCAGCATTACGATGATGACAGCGTGGTTTCTAATTTTTGCGAATAGGTTCTTCATTTTATATTGGTTATTCTTTGATAGTATCAATTTTCTCCTTAGAGCGCAGTTGCATAAGCTCAATTCTGATAGCTTCCAGCGTCCTTGCTACATCCACAGAGTCCTGCGTCACTAATGATTTATTTATATTCTTAATTCTTTCTTCATTTCTGTGTGAGCGTTCAATAGCATCACGCAGGGCAAGAAGATAGGGCATGTCATCTTTGTCTGATGACTGCTCAAGGTATCTAAGAATAATCTCATTTTGGTCTTGTAGGAACTCTGCGCTCAGCTCTTGTAACCTTATCCTGAGGTCAAGGTAGTTTAGCACCTTATTGTATGAGCTAAGGAAGCTCTGAATGTTCTCCATCTGATTATGCAGTTTCTCCGTGCGGTGGACGAGTGCTCCGAGCTTGTCGGAGTCGTTGTCGTATAGATGAGAACGAAAGACAAGGTAGTAGAGCAAGCCAATCATCACGATGACTGCAAAACAGACTTTAACGAACATTGGAACTTTCTTGAATTGACTTATCAGGCTTTCGGGGTCAATCCTAACGAGAGCCCCGCCATCTTTCTTTGGGTCTCCTCCAATGCTTAGTATATCCATCGTTAGTCTTTGTCTGTCAGGTATTAGTTTGATATTTTATTTATAAAAGGAAGACCCCTTAGTTTTTATCTAAGGGGTCTTTCTAATGAATATGACTTAAAATATGCTATATTTACATAACATAATTAGGAGCAGTGATAAGCAGGACATCCTCAAATGGAACGTGCTTGATATGGTTATCTTCCTGCTTAGCGGTATGAACGATGACTGACACATATCCACCTTCCCCGTCAAACGTATTCTTATCAACAGATACGGGTGCGATAGGAGTAGACATCTCTCTGTCCATCAGGATACCATCGGTGAAGTTCATTGAGTTCAGAATATCCGAAGCCGTCTGCGAGGGATTGATATACTCCTTACTCACGTAGGTTGGTTCAGAGTCCTCCGTTGGGTATTCATCATACACCTTTACGGGAGTACCTTCGGAAGCCCCTACATAATCACTGAAGCGAACAACCTTACCTTCTTGGATGATACCCGTGATACCACCATAGTTGATGGAGCAAGGAATGAAGTTATCCATCGTGATACGTTCACGAACAGCCTGCTTAGAGTAAGCCGTCTCGTAAAGGTCAGAGACTCTCGTGATAAGGCGGATACGCTTGTTAGGGATGCGTTCGGTCTCGTTCCCGCTAAAGAGCTTCACGAGGCTGTTTTCACCTTCTTGACTTACGATAGTACCGACCTTCTTACCATCTACGAGAACCTTATCACCAGCAACGAAGGTAGACACCTTCTCACCTGCACTCTCGTTCATAGGGATGTACTGAACATCCTTGACCTTCCTCTGCTTCATCACCTTGACACCTTCATTCTTGTCAAGAGCCGTGACACTGATAGCATCTTCAATGTCATCAGTATATGGGTCATCGTTGTCCGTGTTGATAGAAACTTCGCTTCCATCAAACTTCACGAGGTCGTCAAGCATTTCGTCCGTGCCGTCAATGAATACACCTGCAAAAGAAGCTCTGATGAAGTTCATTGGGTCAGCCTTGCCGTCTTCAATGCTTTCAATGCCGAGAACAGAAACCTCTCCACCTGATACAAGACCCAGGACTTCAAGAAGCGTCTTACTGCCATTCTCAAGACCCTGAGGAATATCCTTGCTCTTAGAGATGTAGAGCTGTCCATAGAGTTCTGAATCAGGGTCATTGACGTGGAAGAGTACACGTGTTTCCGTATCGTCCTCATCAGATAGGACTACATACTCAATCTCTTCGTACTCATCACCTTCATTGAATACACCCTTTTCATCTACGTAGTACTCATCACCATCTTCAAGGACATCAACAAGTGCAGAGAACTCGAACGTCTCAGGTTCTTTGTCCCCTTCGTCATCCTTAGAGAAGTCAATCTGTTCGGATTCAAGCACTCTCTTCGTGACAGCGGCGGCTTCGGTTATATTAGTAACCTTACCATCCTTACTCTTAGAGACGATGCTTACTGATTCAAAGAACGAAGCTGGGTCTTCTACTGCGGACTCATCTTCAAATGAATCGGGGCTGAACTCAATAGGCGTTTCACCGAGGTAGTCAGAATTGACTTCGGGAAGAGCATTCTCCTCAGGAGCAACGGCACTCGTATCAACAGCTGAACCGCTATTCCATTCTTGGTTTGCATCAAGAGCTTGTTGAATCTTGTTGAATACGAACATAGGAATGGTTGTGTCTTCTGATGTACCAATCATACCATCAGCACTGCTATAGTACGAGAAGACATTTCCATCAAGGTTTCTATTGACAACGAATGGCTTATACTGAACCTTATCCTCTACGGCATCAATTCGCACAACACCATAAGCAGCTACAAAGCCGTTCTCGCCCTTCTTAACCTTTATGTCAAGAACCTGAACGCCATCATCGGCTACGCCAGCTTCATTCTCAGAACCATAGTCTACAAACTCATCTTGTTCGCTACTGATAGGTTCATCTTCACCGATGAAGTCAATACCACTTTCACCTTCGTTGTCTAAGCTGTAATCCTCAGAGAGGTAGTTGTCGGGGACTTCTTCATCAGAAGAGAAGTCTTCAGGAGCATTAGCGGTATCGCCAAGAGGAGTGGAGATTTCATCAGGGGTAACGCCCTTATCAAGGATAGAGACGTTGTAGAAGACAACACCTGCGTCATCCTGCTTGTAGCGGTTATTAGAACCATCAGTAGCTACGTCACCCTCTTCTTCTTGGAAGGCTTCGTATTCCTTCTTGAGCTTATTCAGCTTGTTGTTGATGCTACCGAGATAACCCTTAACCTTATCTTCGTTTGCACCTGCACCTTCTTCAAGGACTTCCTTGAGACCCTTGCGCTGTTCAATCAGCTTGGTGATTTGTGATTCAAACTCTTCCTTCTTCTTGTTGTATCTTTCAATACGCTTCTTGTCAGCCTTCTTCGTATTCTCGTTGATAGAGATATAGGTCTTACCGAAGAACTGAGAGAAGATAGGAGGTACGCCACTTGGCTTCAGGTTAGAATAGTAATTGAATGGGTCAAGCGCACTTGCATCGTAAGTAATGATGAAGTACATACCCTTCAGGTTGATAAGAAGAGCCGTACGACCATAGGTATCAAGTTTAGAGTACTCCGTAGCGAAGTCAAGCTCAGCCATCTCGTAAGTTCCGTCAATCAGCTTCGTGAGTACGTTGGTTACGTTGTTGAATACCGAGTAGTCGTTAATACTTGTAATCTGAGCGAAGAGGTCAAAGGAGACAAGAGCATTGTCATCAAGACGAGTGTCATTGAGGAGTACGCCAATCTTACCTTCGTCAGAACGTGTGATAGTGAATACCGAACCTGATGTAGTATAGTACTCAACACGAGCCTCACCGCTTGGGTTCTCGTCATAGGAGATAAGACCCTTAGCCTCAAGAGAAGCAATCTGTCTGAGGTCTTGTGGAAGCTCCTCGTACTCCTCTCTTGTGATAGGACGTACAGACGTATCACTCTTAGCAAAGAACGCACCACCATAAAGGAACATAGCAACGCCCTTAGGGTTGGTGAAGACGGGAGAGATAGGGGTCTCCTGGCTTAGGTTAGAGTCGCTTGAGATAGCCGATTCCGTTTCGTTGGTATCTTCGGGAAGACGACCTTCCTTAATGATATGGAGTAGTCTACCAACGATAGGGAGCTGACGAGCGTAATCTCTAAGAGCCTTGATAGCGTTGTTCTTTGCAATGTCATTCCTTTCAAGGAGGAAAATCATTGCAGGCTCTTCAATGGCTTCATAGAAGTACTTAAAGAGTGGGTCACTCTTCAGCTCGTCAAGAATAGCGATAACCTCAACACCGACCTTGTCCTTGTTTACTGCGCTCCTGATGCTATCATAGGCTTCCTTTACACCCTTGAGGTATCGGAAGTCCTTCATACTTTCCAAGAACTGCTTATAGATACGTTCGTCACGGGGACGGGTATCTTCGGACTCATTGATGAAATTGACGTAGCCTCTTAGCACAGAATGGAACTCCTCGTTGTTAGACGAGCCGTGCTTCTCCATAATAGCACGGATATGATTTTCCATCCCAATAAGGCTTGCCATGCTTGAGAGGCGGGGTGCACCTACTCCGCCAACTTCAGCAATCATAGCTTCATTGACTGCATTGGTAGCACTTGTGAGTGCATCCTTTACAGACTGAAGGTCTTCGTAGTTTAATTTCTTACTCATTTATATATTGTAACTTGCAAGTTATTGTCGATATGTTATTTACAGATAGGGACTTCCTATTAGATTATAGTCACATTCTTGATAGTACAAGAGATACCATTATGCTGAGCGTCCTTTATGACAATATCAATAGTCCTATGAGCCGTGCTTCCTACGTATGGTATAGGTTCGTGGTTTCTTGGGAGTGTTATTGGGTTAGCCATATCAACAATGCCACTATTTAGGTTCAGGTAAGCATCAAAAGAAACCTCTTGCCCGTTCTTCTTCGTGTACTTGATGAGGACACGCCTCTGCTCTTCCGTCTTGTTTCCAATGACGAAAAGCCCTTGGCTGTTTACGATGAACGAGCTTTCTGTTATCTTACCATTCGCCATATCGGGGACAACGGAGATGTCGGGCATCAGGATGACTTGGTCTTGGGATATGTCCCCTGCGCCAAAGTAATCTATATGCGCATCCGTTCGTTCTTCCTCAGGGATAAAGTCGTCAGGTATCTCCCAATCGTAAAGCATCGTGTTAGGTATAGTAGCTATATGGGTCTCCTTACCATTCTCCTTGTAGGAGATAGTGATAGTCCTCATATCCCCATATACCTTGTCGTAGTGCCACGTGATAGGCATTACGTGTCCAGCTGGGTAAGCCTTCCCTGATATGTCGTATCGTGGGTAGATATACCCGTCCTCGGACTTGTGTGCTATATCGCTTTTGAGACCATATATCTCATTATGCCCGTCACGCTGTCCAAGGGTATCCTTCCGCTCTGACTTATTCAGTGTAACATCATAACCGAAGGACTTAATGTAGTTGCTCTTCAGACGCTCTGTCGTCTTATCAAACATAGGCTGATAGGCTTCCACATCTATGCTGAAAGATAGCTCCATAGGAGAAGCGTCTTGCATACCGAACTTATACTCCATAGGCTTCTGCCATTGGGAGTTCTCAGGGATGCCATACCTGCATCGTATGACGATACCACGATAGGTTGTCTTGAATGACCTATTCTTGTAGAATGCTTCATTGACCTGAGATTGTATCTTGAGTAATGATATGGTCGTATCTACGATAATCTTGCAGTCAAAGGAGAACTTGATAGGAAGGCTATACAGATATGATACGTATGTACGGGGAATACCATCCTCGTCTGTCCTCGTATATTCACCGAGGACAAACCTATTCGTAATAGACCCTGCTTCAATGGAAGAGGAGTTAAGTGTGATGACCCCTCTTGGAATAATATCAAAAGAGCCATCCATCTTCGTCATCCCCTTACATAGGTCTTTGAAGAACATATAGTTATCCTGAATGAACCTCTCCCCTGAATGCGCCATATTGTAGAAGAAGGGAATATGAATAACCTCCTCCTTACCATCACGCACCTGAGTGTAGAATAGCTCTCCATTCAAGGCGTTAAGTAGCCCACCGATGACAACCCTTGCGAAGACATCATCGGTGTTTCTCTTTTCGTATAGTTCTTTCTCTTCGTTTACTACGCTTCTTTTTCTTGCCATCTTCTACTACTTCCCCTTCATCACATCCGTGATATTTGGATTTTCCGTTACACAGCATTCGTGATTACCTTCAAGGACGTATCTACCATTACGAGATATGATAGGGCTTTCACCTGCCTTCGCTACATTAGGAGGAGCAACACGCTTCCCTGATGCAGGTATGGTGAGTTCATTGAAGGGTCTGTTGATGTTCGGTGTTTCGTTAATCTCCTCAATGTTCTTAGGAGAGATATACTTGTACGCTCTCTTCCTTAGCTGTGTGTCTATGGTAGACTCTTTCCTAATCTCTGCCTTCTCCACAACGGAGGAAACCATATTAGTCTTAATACCCTTAGTAATCTCCATCACCTCAGGAAGAGCTATGAGTGAACCTACCACGAGGGAGAATGGGTTGGATATTTCGTTGTACTTGAGGATAAGGTCGGTATATTCGTCCGTACCATAGTAGTCAAGCGAGATGAGGTCAGGTCTACATACATACCTCTCCGTAAGGGTAAGGACTTTGAAGGTTGATGCACCGAGTGACTTGCTCTCAAAGATTGAGACGCATAGGTCGGTCATATCCTCTCCGTCCTTCCCTTTTATGATAGGTTTATTATCAAGTGTATGAGTAAACATAAATTAGGTCTTATTTGCTCTTTCAGCGAGCTTGTCAAGGTCAATGTAGTATGAGCTTCGTGCTTCAAGTGTAGAGCGAGAGAAGTTACCGAAGTCTATACCAATATCTTCTCTGTTGCTGTATGCGATAGGAGTGTACCTTGGTATTGCAAGGATAGTTGAGTCTCCGCTATTGACGGGTACATCCACATTGTCACCTCCGATAGAGACATCAGCACGCTTACCAACACGTGGGTTCTGCTTTTCGTCCTTGAAGTCACGTCTTGGGATAAGCCCTCTCGTCTCAGGGTCAAACGTACCCCATCCTTCAATAGCACGAGGTCCAACGCCATCGGAGTTTGCCTGCCAATACTTATCCACCTTGGTAACTCTGTCTGCGGATGTTCTCGCCCAATCGGGGAGGACGTATATGCGCCCTGCACCTCTGTTGAAGATAGAGGAGATACCATCCATATCCCTATCCATAGCGTGCGCCAGCGTGATGGTGATAGTCATCTCCGTAGGAAAGTCATCCCATCCCATCTCGTCACCGAACTTAATATCAACACCCTTACAGATGAGGTTGCCTATCATTGCGATAGGGTTCATAGGATTACCTATTGTGACATGCCAATCACCAACGGGGTCTCCCATAAGGAGAGCCTTACGACCCGTGAGCCATTGGAAACCGAACTCCTTACCTACAAGGGCATAGAGTATATCCTTGAGCTTCTTTCTTCCTGCATCCGTATTCGTGAGGTTCTTCAGTTGGTTCTGAAGTTTGACCATCATCCCATTCTCCTTCTGCTTGGCATCCTCATCGCTAACTCCGATAGCATCCTTACCGAAGTTCACTGCGCTCCCTACAAGCTCCTTAGCACCGCTGAAGATTTTATCCATAAAGGTCTGAATACCACCGCCACCTACGAAGAGCTGTGCGATGGCTTCAATAATCTTCTCAAAGTCATTCCCTTCAAGGAGCTTGTACAGCTTGTCAAGGAAGCTACCACTTGGCATCAGCGTTGGGTCAAAGGCATATCTGTGTGCCCCCTTGAAGAAGAGGGCTGAACCCGTACCCATAGCAAGGGCGTTGGCAAGGATGTCAAGCATCACTGCCTTGGGGTTAGCTCCACCGAAGTTACGAGCCACATAATGGAATGACAAGGAGATTTCCTTACCCGTACCACCAAATGCCATTCCTTCATCACGCATCATCACAGAACTAATCCTATTAAGTGGACCTTGGATGCGGTTGTTCCATGGACCTTGGGTATATGGGTCAGGCATACCATTAGCACCGATAAGTTGCTCGGGGTTTATCTTCATTGAGTAGGAAGGGTCGGTGAGAAGACCTGATAGGATTTCAGCACCCATAAGCCCCTTCTTCCACAGAGACCCACCTCCGAGAGAGAACTCATTTCCCGAGAACATATTACCCATAAATCCACCACCCGTACTTCCTGAGGTGACATCCCAAATCTCGGACTTCGTTGCCTTCCATGTGTACCCACTTGAGAAGTTGATGATATTTGGAAGTTCATTTCCCGTACCACTACCGAAATAGGTGAGCATCGTTGCGATAGGCGAATGGGTTAAACCATTCTTATTCACCACCTCAACATCACTTTCTACCCCCAGGAGTTTACCATCTAAGTCAGGGAACGTAAGGTTGTCCCTTGTAGGCTCAGAGTACCTCCTCAGAGTTATAAGATGGTTGTTTGGTATAACATTCCAAAACTTACAGAAGATGAAGTCTTGGAAGGAGTATGGTACTCTACCGACAGCGTCAGCCTGACCATACTTGATGATATTCGTTGTAGTAGGCACTGACAGCTTGAAGTCCTCACCATTGGTATTGGTGTTCAAGTCATACCACGCCTTTCTCTTGTGCTTATCTAATAGTCTTACAGACCTAATCTTGCCCCCCGTATCAACGTCAAGAGACCCGTATAGTCTGATAACACTATAAGGGTTCATAATGGAGTTCACCCCATAGAAGTTGGGATTACCCTTCATCTTGAGGAACTTCGCCATATTATGGTAATACTGCGTATGTTCCTTACCCTTATGTGTCGTTGCTGTTCTATTCTCTGCGTATGGTGCGAGGTGGTCTTTGAGGATAGACGTACCCGTCAGTGCCGAGTAAGCCACCTTCTGATGTATCTTCTCTGCACCCTTGTGGGTCATTATGTACCTATCAAGTCTTGGGTCATAGGCAGAATCGTATGAGCCTTCAAGCTCACCTTCGTTATCTCTGTTCTTCCCATCGTCATTCCTGCTACGACCGCCATCATCAAATGGCACGTTCTTCTTGCCATTATCAGCAATGGCTTGGCACTTCTTCTTGAAGCCCTCAATGAAGTAGACAGCGATATTCCTACCCGTAGGGTCTGAAAGGACAGCATAAGCGTTTACATTATCCCTCCTATCCTTGTCAAGGTACTGCTCCGTTATCATAGCACCCATAGCACCATAGAAGCCGTAGTCCTTCACCGAGGAAGGCTTAAACCCATACGAAGGTGCGCTATTGTCACCTCTCGTGATAAGCCTCATAACACCCTCCATAGATGGGTTAGAGGTATTAGTCTCCTTTTTAGCCTTACCCTTCTTACCCTTCTTCTTTTTCTTATGTGGAACGAAGTCGCCCTTGATAGTCCCGAACTCACCAATCATACCCATAGTAGCCGTAGATACCTCCGTGAGTTCGTGCGACTTGAAAGTAGACCACCACGTTACATTCTCATCGGATGGAGCAACGGGCATTGTGGTTGCGCTCTTCTCGCTTGCATTTGGGTCTACATACCTGAATGGGATTGTCTCAGGAAAGATAAAACCTTCCCTCTTCTTCCTCAGTGCGGGTATCGTCTTTCTAACGAGCGTCTCTGCATCGTAATACAGACCATATTCAGACGATGGAAGTACCATAAGAGTAACAGAATAGCTCTCCACGGCTTCCACCTTCTTACCCGTTGCTTGAAGTTCGGAGATAGGCTGATACAAGAGGTAGTCCTCCTCCAGCTCTCCGAGCTTGTTTATTCTTACAGAAGGGAAGCGTTCATCAATAGGAGCGTTAGCATCAGCATTAGGTGCAAGACCGCTCCCGTCTTCTATACGTGCATTAGGCTTCTTGAGTTGCGAGAGTATCTCGTCAATCTTATATGCCTTTCTCTTCTTGGCGGTGACTAACACATCAGGCATAACCGATTGGTTCATACCATCCTCTGCCGTGAACTGCTCCACAGCATCGTCAATCATATCGCCCTTGACAAAAGCGAGGTAGGTCTTCTTACCCTTAGCGTCTGTTATAATCTTTCCGTCTTTCATTCCTTATCGTTGTCTACCAACGTACACGCCACCTATATGGGATGGCAGTTCAACTGAATCACAGATGACAGCCTTAGAGCCATTCTTTATCACTCTACTCAGGAGGTCAATCTTACGTTCATTATCCGTGAAGGGCTTAGATGATTTGTATAGTCTAATGTTACTAAGGCATACGTCACCTCCGAGGAGGGAGTACTGATATAGCCCTGCTGTGAGTTGTGAAGCTATGCTCACCTCTGCAACCACAGACAGACCACTACCCTTCTTTGCATATATCCTTAGCGAGCTATCACCACCCGTCATCATCGTGAGAGATATACCATACCACTGCTCATCCTTTAATGTCGTGCCGAGCATAGTCGTATTGTCCACTCCGTTGATGGAGAGGTTTACATAATCCTTGCCAAGGGATAGTGATATACTTTCGTTTGGAGAGGAGATAATCTGAGTTGGATTACTCGTTGCAATAGTAATCTTAGACTTCCTCCAATTCGGCTGTATCTTATCTAAGTTCAGCCTATCAGCAAAAGTGATATACCATTCATCGTGGTCTCCGTGTATGGCTTTCAGTGTAAGTTCTTGCTTGATAGACTTACCTACGGAGACGATATACTTCTCCCCGACAGAGAGGGCAACGGGTCTCTTAGACCTACGCATCACGATAGTCTCGTAAGCCACGCCATTGATACGTTCCTTGCCATCCTTCAGTAACACTTCATCATAAGTAGTGACCTCATCGGGGAAGTTTGGCTTAGCCCAAAGGGACAGAAGGCGATAGGAGTTTTCTTCCACCTCATCATCATCCTTATACTCAACAGCAAGATACCCCTTCTTAACAGAAGACAAGTCGTAGTACGTTCTGAATATATCCGTATTGCCAACGACAAAGGTCTTTTCCTTTATAATGTCAGCATCAGATACGTACTTGAAGTTATCCCAAGGAGTAGAGTTATATGGGTCAGTCTGCTGTTCTGAGTTGATGTCTGCAATCTCGTCAAGTATATCAAGACCGAGAAGCTCCTCTGTACCCGTAGTATAGTCGTCAATCGTCTCTGCAAGGTTCTCGCCTTCTCCTCTGTACTGCTTCTGCGTGTACTTCTTCATCACCGCTTTGAAGTGAGTGAATTGTTGCATGAAGCCATATACCTCAGAAGTGCTATCTACTTCAAAGAGCTTATGAAGAACGGGTATATATACGATGTCTCCCTTCTGAGGCATCGTGCCACCACCATACGCTTCGTACCAAATAACAGCGGGTATCTGCAACTCAAGAGGAACGTTGTATCCAAGTTCATAGATACTAACGCCCATATCACCTTGGTTGTAGGCTTGGTCAGAGAAGATGACGTTAAGTGTCGTAGGGCAGTCCTCTACATCAAGGAGAGTGTAGTCTTGGAAGATGACATCTGCCGAGTTCTTGTGTGGCACAGCACGCCAATAGATGACCTCTACACCGAACTTCTTGACTACGTCTTTATTCAGCATATCATTCATCTTCCCCCCTATATCCATCATCTTCTTGACTGATTCAGCGGACAAAGGAGACTTCTTATCCTGCTCAAAAACTAAACCCATCTAATCTTCTTTTTACTTAGGGTATTTAACCAAAGAGGGGTGTAGGTTAGCCCCACACCCCTCAGAGGAATTTAATGGTTTAATGTGTTACCCCAGCTTGGCAAACTTACCGATTTCGCTGTAAGAGTCACAGCGGAACTTGACACCCGTCAGCTTCCAAATACCCTTCTGTGAATAGTCAAAGACGGGAGGATTGACTGCGGAGATAGCAAAGATGTCTCGGCAAATATAACCCCAATAGGGTCGGTTTGCTCTATCAAGTGCAACAACTGAGAAGAGGGGAATTGCGTAATTCGCCTTCGTTGTCGTAGCACCCGTGTAGACGTTGTATACGGAGTCCATAAGTCGTCTCACAAGACCATACGTCAGGTGGTTGGGCTGACCATTGATGTCGATAGTATTCACTTCAAAATCAATGTCAATATCAATATGCGTATCGCCTGGGTGAGCCTGAGCATAAGACCTTGTGGTATTCATATAGTGCTGGACTTCTGCGCCTGGCATCTTGTGAGGAGACCCAACGTTTACCTTGGTAATAGCTTCAAGTAGAAGGTTCTTCTCTTCCGTGCTAAAACCAGCATAAGCAGGAGGAACAATATCTACAATAAACTTACCTGAGTAAACGGGCTCAAGCATCTCCGTAGAGATACGTGAGTGTCTATATTGAGGGAGCGCACTCAAGCCGTGCGACCTTGTCTTTAGTTTTTCTGCCATTGTCTTATCTTATTTCTATTCTTATCTGACGACATTACCATTCCTTAGAACCTTGACCTGCTGGACAATCTTCTCATTGCAAAGAGCGGGAACGACCTCAACATCAACGACACTGATACCCTCAATCTTCAGCTGTTGGTCGCTGTTGTTACTATCATCCATAATGATATTTGGAGCAGTAAGAACGACACCCGACTGAGCAAGAGGAGCAAGCTCCGTAGAGATGTCAGATACAATCTGAGACCTCGTGATGCTGTTGTCGTATTCAAAGACGTACTTCTGAAGGACTTCCTCAACCTTGATTTCAATCGTGTTAAGGAGTTCTCTGACGTGCAGGTAGTTGAAGTAAGAGCGCAGAGTCTGATAGCAGGTCTTGTTACCATAAATCATAATCTGCCCAGCCTTGGAGATGATTGGGTTGATACCCATCTGCTCAAGGTTGCCTCTATCCTCATTATCAAACGAGTATTCAACACCCGTCAGGAAGCGGTTAGAAAGAACGCCATCAAGGTTAGCGATGATAGCATAAGGATTACCACCCTTATACTTACGCATCATAGCGTTAGACACGTCAGCCGCAGGTGGGACAAGAGCAGTCTTACCACCATCGTTGTACTTGAGGAATGGAGCGAAGACAGCCGCATACTTACCACCATTGTCTTCCGATGGGAGTGAGTAGCCCGAAGTGTACGTCATCTCCGTGTTACCACCGAGAGGGATGTACTTCGTATCAAAGGCTGGCTTAACGCCTCTACCCGTGTTGAACGTATCGCAGAAGTAAGGGTCAGAGGACAGCTCAAACTGCTTCATTGAAGGAGCGTTGAGCAGAGCCGTACACTTACCTCTCTTCTGAGCGAGACGAGCGAGGTAGGACTTACCGAAGCTCTCTCTACCAAGACCGAACGACATTGAGTCAATGATATAACGATAGTCAATAAGGTCAGGGTTGGTGAGACCACGAAGGATACCTTCTTCTTCAATCATTGAGTAGATTTTCTCTACGCCCTTTTCGCTATTGGGGTTGCCATCCTTATCAAAACCTGGGAGGTGCTTGTTAGAGATGATAAGACCCTTGAGCGGAGTAAGACGGATAGTAGAAGCGACTTCGGGGTCTGAAAGCGAACGCTGTACGGAGATGTACATCGTCTTGCCATTCGTAGAGAAGAAGTTGAGTATCTTATTCGTAATATCTCTACCGACAGAGTTCTCTCTGTTGAAGCGAAGGATGTTCCTCAGGATATAAGCCTTGACAGATTCAATAGAAGACTTGTCGTCCTCCGTAGCCTGAATTATGCCCTTGAAGTCAATAGCACCGATAGACTCTGCACCCGTAGAGCTTGAACCTTCCTTGATGGAGATGGGGTCGCCAGCAGAAAGAATCTTGAACTGAAGTTTACCATTCGTAGCACGAGCCATAGCTTCAAGAGAAACGATATATTCCTCAGAGAGGGTAAGCTCGCTTGCGATACCACCTGCCTTAGCCTGAGCGTTGAGTGACTTGAGCGTATCGAGAGTCACAACACGGACGCTATTAACACGTGTGATACCTGGGATGGTAGGAGCGACAGCACTTTCGTACTTCGTCTTCAGAGATGGGTTCGTTTCAGTGAAACCATAGTTGTCCTCACGACCAAGGATTGTAACACCATCACCCTTGTTGATATTGTACAGATAGGTCTCCGTAGAAATCTTAGGTGCGGTAGAACGTTCAAAGGTAGAGGTCATACCATCAAGAAGTTCGTCAAGCGTTTCGCTCAGCTCCTTGACAGCAGGGAGAGACGCAATACGGGTAGGAAGACCCGATACAATCGTCTTAGCCTTATAAAGGATAGAAAGGAACTCGTTAGCCGTAGTAGCCTTCTTCAGGAGCTGAAGAATGAAGAGCGTATTCTCAGCTACGAACATACGAGACACTTCAAAGTACTGAGTGATACCTGCGATGAGGTCATCAACATCAGAAGCCTTTGTTGGGAGTGCAGAGACGATATTAGCACCCTTACGGATGACAACACCATTAGCATCCTGCTCAACGAAGTAAGCAAGCTCCTTAGACTTATCCCAACCAGCGGGCAGGTCTGCATTGATAGCAATACCACCAGCGACAGCCGTCAGCTGACCAGCCGTGACCTTCTTGGCTTCGGCAGGAATTTCAAAGATGACGTTGCTTCTCTTACGACCATCCTCAGAAGTGGCGTTAGTCCACGTCAGGGTGATAGGAGAGGTCTTACCACCTACGTTCTTGTACATCCCATCACGGAGAGAGGTGAGTTCCTTCTCAATAGAAGCGATAAGGTCAGAGACCTTCTTAACACCATCAATCGTTTCACCTTCTACGTCACCGAAGAACTTGTTGAAGCTATCAGCAACAGAGAGGTCAGGGAAGACAATCGTATTAAGACCACCGAAGTAACGTGCGTCACCGATATGGTCAATGATCTTCACGTCATTAGGAATCTTCGTGGAGTGTGAAAGGAACGTAACCTCTCTCGTATCCTTATGGATAGTGTGACCGATAAGGTCAATAACCTTGTTACGAGTAACCTTACCACCCGAGATGTCATCAAAGAACATATGCGAGCCGTTGTTATCGTAGTCAAGATACTGCGAAGAGAGACCATCCTTATTCACAGAACAGAGGAGACCCGTAATCTTGTTTGAAGCGTTTACCTTGTCTTGGATATACTCAACAGCACCCGTCTTATCCTTGAAGTCAGGGATGATAGAACCAACCCACGTACCGATAAGGCGAACGCTATCCGAAGAAAGGAAGTTGTTCAGTGCACTTCTGCGGAGACCATCTGGGGTGAAGAACCTACTCCAATGAGGGTCAGAAGCGTAAGAGTCATATTCAGACCAAGAGCCATCAATAGCCACGACCTGGACGAAGAAGTCGCTCATTCTATCGGTAGGACGAATCCAAGGATAAGGAATCTTATTGTCACCGCCATACCAATCACGAGCCATCACATCATAAGCAGGAAGGTCATTAGCTCTAAAGACTGCAATAGAAATATCCTTGCTTGACGTGTTAGCGAAAGTGAACAGAGGGGCAGATGCGATATTACCTACACCTGCACCCGTGCCTGCCTGAGCAAGACGAAGAACATTCTCGGGTTCGGGCTTCCAAAAACGAGACCTATCAAACAGAGAGGGGAATGAGGCGATACCTACATTGTACCCGTGTTTATTCTGAATGAAGTGGTCAGAAGGACGATACTTCTTCTTAGTGGCTTCGGCACGAGCATCACCATCACTTGCCCCGTGAGATGCAATCTGACTTGGGTTGGGTGTAGAAGCATTCAGCCCGAAAGCAGAGTAACCACTATAATCGGTGTCCGTAGCTGGAAGCAGGCTGATAGCGAAGATAGGGTCTACCTGAACCATGGTACGTGCCATTCGGTTCATGAATGCCCCTCTGCGCTCCAGCTTGTCATCAATGTCGCCAAAAAGGCTTTGTACCATCTTCTCGTTCTCAAGGTAGAGAGGTGTATTGAATGGTACGTTGGGGTCAAACCCAACAAGAAGACGAAGAGCCGAGACTTCAACGGGAACGGACTGAGTAGTGTCCGTCTCGAAGGTATATACACCTGCCGCTCTTAGTCGTCTGTAATCTAAGGAAACTGCCATGTTAATTTGCAAATAACAATTATGTTTTTCTTTTATCTATTTACTAAAAAGGGTGAACGGAGCAACTTTCCGTCCACCCTTAATAGGATTTATATGAAGTTATTTAAGACTTACTTCTTCTTAGACTCTTCCTTAGGTTCGCTTTCTCCTTCGTCACCAAAGTCAAAGTCAAAGTCATCGTCTGAGAGGAGGTCATCATCAGCGATACCTTCACCGCTACCTTCTTCCTCAATTTCAGTACCCGTGATTTCTTCAAGGGTCTTACCATAGAGGTCTACAAGCATCTTGTCAAGGTTCTCCTTGTAGCTCAGGGGTACAAGAAGCGTGCCCGAATCACCCTCATCACCTTCTTCTCGGTCTACGATGGTAATGTCATCCTTGTCAATGTCATACTTAGCAAGAGCGTCAATACCCTTATCAACGTCATTCACGGGCAGACGGACGAACTTATCTTCATAAGTCTGCTCGCCACCTTCACCTTCAGCTTCGGGTTCTTCGGTCTTTTCTTCGCCTTCTTCCTTCTCGTCTTCCTTCTTGTCATCTTCATCCTCTACCTCTTCGGCTTCGTAAACCTTACGGGGCTGAGTGGACTCATTCTTGGTAGAAGCCTTCTTCTCCTTCTTCAGATAGTCAAGACGTTCTTCAAGCATTTCAATGACTTCGGTCTTCTTGGCGATTTCCTTGTCGCAAGAACGGCACTTCTTCTTATCAGACTCATCTACCATTCTGCGTTCCTTGCGGAGGTCTTTGACCTTTCTCTTCTCTTCTGAGATAGCTTCACGAAGGTCTTTCGTAGACATATTACGAAGCATCTTACCTTCATATCTTCTGTTGCCGTGGAGACCGCAGTTCGTTGAAGTAGCTTCGTGAATACCAATAGCAGAAGCAGGAACGAGCTGTTCAAACATTTCTACGAAGAAGTCTTCAAGCTCCTTATCGGTATTACCTGATACAACATCGTAGTCAAGTTCTTCAGCGAAGACACCTCTGTTAGGAGTAATGATTTCAACACGTACGTTGGTGTTTTGGTCGTTCTCTCTTTCATTGTCCTTAACGAAGATGAAGGGGACAGCAGAGAAAGCACCTTGTTCCTTATCACCACCGATGAGAACGAAGCTATATCTCAGCCAAGCCTCAAGGGGGAACTCAGAAGAGCTTTCAATGATACCAGCAAAATCATTCTCCAGCGTTGAAGCAACGATGTCTTCATCAGCCGAAGCGAGAGCCGCCTTACCGCTATTGATAATCTGAGCGAGCTGAGGGTTCTGATTACCCTGAGCCTGAATACGCTGAACAGCACCAGCAAGGCTTGCCGTCATCTTATTGAAGAGCTGTTCCGTGGGATTGACGAAAGCGAAGCCTCGTGCAGAGGGAGACTGATAGGGTTGCTTTACGGGTTCAGCAACGGGTGCTTCGTCCTCGTAGTTATCAACATCTTCAATCTCTACGCTTTCATAATACTTTCTAAATGCACGTTCGCTCTCGTTGATAGTAGAACGATTGCGGTTTGAACGTGGCAGTGATGGGGTACGTCTATTCTCGAGTATAGACTGCTTGCCCCAATCTTCTTTGTTCTTTTTTCTTATAGCCATATTGAAAAGAATTTAATTTCTTGTCTATATTATTATATTATGTATCTATTTATCAAGCTATTCATTCCCAAGGAAACGCTCGCACTTTGAAAGACCATCGGATGCCATATATGACACGTTCAGCTTTCCGATAGTATCCTTAATGTCCGCCATAGCCGAAGACAGCTTGCCGTCTAAACCTCTCAGCTCGTCCGTCAGTTCAGCTACTTTCCTCTTGGATTTGTAGACTTCTTCGTCTGCTTTATTTACAATACTGCGAAGCCCTGATGTAGCCTTATTAGATACGTCCTCCACCTTACTCCTTATAGCGTCATACGCCTTGTTCAGCGCAATCGTCAGAGGGGCTAAGTAGCTTAGGTCTTTGTTGGATGTGTTAATCACAAGAAGGCAGAGGTTCGTACCAAGCCCTGCGATACCAATACCAAAGACAAGTAGCAGAGGTCCAATCTTGACGGGGACGATAGCTATGTAGATGACGGGGAGCTTCAGTGTGAATGCAGGGAGGATTATCCAAGTGACCCATCGGTCAGGAGTTACATTGAATAGGGTGTCAAGCGCAAAGTGTCTCACCCAATACGCCCTATCAAGGAATGTCGGGTTGGACTTCGTATGGGTAGGTATGGTATCTGAAGGGACGAATGGAGACCTAATCTTAGGGATGTCAATAGTCTCCTTGCCTATCTGATACACAGCATAAATCTTTCCGTCAATATAAAGCTCAAGCGGAGCGGGCATCTCCTTTACAAGGGAATAGCGGGATAGGCTGTTCATAGCATCTTCTATCCTATTATCGCTGTTGTATACAATAGCGATGCAGTCGTCAAAGAACTTATTGAGCTTATCTGCCTCAGTCTGTATAAGTCTCTTGAATGCTTCAAGATATTTTTCTCTATACGCCTTGAAGAGAGGGAAGAGGTCATTCTCCAAAGAGTAGGTGAAGTTGCTTGACATCTTTAGTCCCATCTTCGTGACAAGCTTCTCAAAGGCAGAGAGGAGTTCTTTGTCATTCAGCTCACGACCATCGTCATCAACGCTTTCGTCATACAACGTCTCAAAGATGCTATATGGGTCATAGTCCGCTTCATTCATCCTCTCTTCGTTTTGCTTCCAATCCTTGTATTCAGAACGAGAGACCTTGTCTTTGCCCGTGCGTCTTTTTGTAACCTCCTCAAGCCACTTCTGCCTATCGCTTTCAGATAGACCCTTTACAAAGAGTTTCTTGAAAGCGTCTTCATTGTTGAACTTATCAATAATTTCCTTTCCTGACGCTCTCTTGCTTGACCTTGTTGCGATGATACCTTCAAGGATAGCACGAAGCCGATTGAATGTTTTTGAGTCGTTGTTATAGATGCGCTGACCGCCCTCTTCCTTATTCACTCTTTCAAGCATAGGGATGTAGACGTATTTGTTCATGTCAGCCATAACACGGAAGTCCTCGGACTTAACCCTCGTCTTACGTAGCCTATAGTATTCGGAAACGACCAAGTTGTAATGCTCGTTCATTATACGCATAGCATCATCCTTGGCTTGGTTGATTACGTTCTCGTTCCCTTCCGAAGCCTCAATACGCTTCTCTATGTTCAGCTTCTTTATCCTATCAAAGTGCTTTCTGTCATACCCTTTCTTCTTGTGTTCCTTAGCCTTGATAGCTTGCTCAATGATGGCTGTTGGAGTATTACCTCTTTTCTTTAGGACAGCCAGCTTTATCTTGTTCATCACAAGCGTCCTAACACCTAATGCGATATTAGGGTACACCATAGGTATAGCAAACGCAAGTATGGCTTGCTTAGCATCCTGCACCTCGCTAAACGCATCTCTTATACCCTCTATCTCATTTTGTAGCGTATCTGTAATGGTATGCGTTGCCGTGTCTCCCCCCTTGTAGCATCGTAGTCTCCATTCGGGAATACCAATCTTAGCGACAAGTTCATTCTTCTCCGTAACGTCCTCTATTGGGTTTTCTATTGGGGACAGATACTTAGCTCCACCTACTACATCCACAAGGACACCATTAGCACCACCCCATTTGCATTCATCTACCTCTTGCAGTATCTCTACGATAACCCCATCATATCTCTTAGGGTCATTGAATGGATTTTCTTTTGAGCTTGTCTCATCAGGCGTTCCACACAAGCAGATGCCCTCAATTCTTGTTATTTGGTTTGCATTCCCTGCAACGGACTCTTCCTTGACTTCTTCCTTGTTAGCATTATCAAGCACCCATTTGAGTAGAATAGACCCACTCACTTTTTCTTCAAGATGCGAGGGCAATTCCTTCTCGCTATTTTCAAGCGATTTGAGAGCCTCTTTCCTTTCGTAAGACAAGTTGCTTCGGTAGTTCAATAGAAGCGCACCAAGGAGGGATATATCCTTGTCAAGGGCTGAATAGAGTGCAGACAACGCCTTGTCTTTTAGCCTATCGGGGGTAAATCCTTCATAAAGGTTTTTGACGATAGCTATCTTATCCTTTATCTCGGACATATCTCCAAGACCCCTAACATACCCCATGACCTCTGATACATTACGACTTAGGTCGGAGGTCATAGACAAAGGCACAAGAGCGAGTAACTCTTCGGGGTACTTAGACAGCACCCGCTTCTTGATGTCTTCAATCTGAGACTTGTTTATAACCCCGACTGCGTCAGCCTTGGCTTCCTCAACCATCCTCTTTACATCTGCAATAGCGGTCTTCATCTGCAAGGACGTAAGGGTATAGACCTTCTTAGGGAGGCGTGCGTCCACAATGGAAGTCACCTCGTGCTTCATATCGGGCAAGCATTCAAGAGGGTCTTCACTGACCGCCTTTATCGTATCAGCGACTTCAAGAAACTTCCCCGATGCCGTTGAAGCGATATTGTCGCATATACTCTTAACGGAGTTTATCTGCGTGAAGAGTGGCGTTGTGAATGCGTTGTTAGCACCTTGAAATAAAGCCAAGAGCTGTCCTTTCTTTTGGGACAGCTCCATCATTAGCTTCTCTCTCGGAGATATAATCGTTTTCTTTATGCTATCAAGACTGCTCATTCTTTATCGTCTGTCGTAGTAGTTCTGCGCACCAATAAGCATCTACAAGGTCATCTACACCAGCTGTAAGACGTGTCTTCTTCATCAGCTTAGGCTCAGGGCTATTGAGGTCTTTGATGAGTGGGTGGATATTCTCGCAACCTTCTTTACCGAGGAGAGCCTTTAGCATCAGGTCTTTGTCTTTCGTATCCTTCCCCTTGGAACATCCTGCGAACTTCTTTATCGTTGTAGGAGGGAAGGTCTTGATATACTCCGCCTCAATGACATTCATCACTTCGCTAAGGAATACACCCTTATACGAAGCCAAGTCAAGCATAGACTGCCCCTTACTTGCAAAGGAAAGACCTTCGGTTGCTACATAGATATTCACATAGCTACGAACACCATCTTCGGGAAGGATAGGGTCAAACACCTCTGCTACTATCATCCGTGCAAGCTCCTTGGCAAGGTAGATGTCAAGGACAACCGATTCGCTATATTCCCACTTAAAGTTTTCTATATCCCTGCTCATAGCGTTTACAGACAAGTCTCTGTATAAAGCTATATCTTTTGCAGATTGGTTCTTAGGGAAGTAGTGGAGAGCGTATGTGACTTCATTGTTCTGTTCCTTGATAACACAGCACGCTGGCTTAGCGATGGAGAAGTCAAAACCGATGTAGTAGGTGGCGTTCATATTATATGTTAGACGTATATTTCCACAAGTTCAGAGGTATCTTCCGTTCGGATGAGTAGACCTGCAATGCCTACCCCATCTTCATCCCAAAGGAAACGGGTTACATATCCCGTATAAGCCTTTCCGTCTTTAACGGCTGTCCCCCTAACAAGGTCTCCGATAGACACAAACACCTTGTCGTCCTCGGCATTGTCGTTAGGGTTGTCGTCCCCGTAGTAGTTCTCTCTCCTTGGAGTGTAGTCTGAGATGAAGTTTGCAATACCATTAACGTTGCAGGTAAGACCATCTAAGAAGAAGTCTTCATCCATATCCTCGTTGATATTCCTCTTTGTTCTATTATTGATATGCATAAAGTTAGTCATTTAATCTCTGAAGTTCATTCCCCACTAAAAGGAATTGGTCTAAGTAGTTGTATGCAAATGACATTGTGAACTCCGTATATTGAGATAGCTGAGCGGAATATGTCATTGGTAGCTCCGATATGGAGAGTGGCGTTACTTGAAGATACGCTTGGCGATAGCACACTATCTGATTATCATCAAAGTAATCCACATATACGGGAGGTTGGTATAGATTGTGCTTTTCAAAGATGGAGCGGAAGACCTTTAACTGGTGCATCATAATAAGATACGACAGATAGGACTCCGTAACCTTGAAGGTTATATTAAAGGTCTTCTGTACGGACTCCTCCAAGCTATACCCATCAAGTTTGGTGATGGTGTTCCTGCCCTTCATTTGGGTAACAGACCCCGTAGTAAGACTTGGCATTGAAATCGTCTTTATCAGCGAGTTCATAAAGTCCTCTACGCTCATATATGGAAGGTCAAGTTTGCGAACGAGCGGCTCCCATCTCTCCCTCACTTCAGGGTAGATATACCCCTTCCTGAAGTAGACACGAAATGATTGTGGTAGGTTTGATAGTATCATATATACACTCGGTTCTTATCCTATTTACGGGGAAAAGGAGAGGGGGACAGCATTAAGCCGTCCCCCTCTTTAGTTTATTTCACTTACTATACTTTAATCTAAGTTTAGAAACCTGGGTCGAAGTAGAAGGTGAAGTAGCTGTTCTGAGGATAGAAACCATAGTTCACGATAGCATAACGGCTACGGATGAATGAACCGAGTTCTTCCGTCATCGTAACGTCACGTCTCGTAACCTGACCCATGATGTATGGGCAGAAGATAACACCAGGAGCCTTGTCATTGCTTGACTTGATACCCATAGTGATACGGAAGTCACGAAGGTTGAGAGATTGGTCTCTGTAAATCTTGATACCCCAAAGTTCACCAACATAGTCAGCCGTAGCACCCTTCTGCTGGATGTTGTTAGGAGTTGGGTTCAGAGACTCATTCATCGTGCTAACGAGAAGGCTAACGAGGTCAGCGTTCATCAGAGCGAAGACTTCACCATCGTTAATCTTAGAACGATAACGCATCAGGTTTACAGCACGGAGGAGGAGAACCTTCAGACGAGCGGCAAGCGTAACACCGCTTTCAAGCATCTGAGGAGCACTCTTGACGGGCAGAGTATCCTGAGCGTAAGGAAGCTGAACCTTCTGAACGGGGTTGTCCCACATATCAGGTTCGAGGTTAGCAACCCACAGAGCAGGCGTATTCGTAGCACCAGCACGGAACGAGATGTTCAGGTTGATGTCTTCAGAGTTAAATGCCTGAACAGCGTGAAGCCAGCCGAGCTGAGAAAGACGTTCAAGACCTTCGGTATCAATTTCAAGAGCCATCAGGTTAAGAGCAATTTCTTCTCTTTCCTTACGGATGTCGTTACCATAGATACCACCATAGTCTTCAATTTCAGACATCGTAATCTGAATAGCCTGAGTGATAGTCTTCGTCTTGAAGGCGATGCTCGTGTATTCAGCCTGAAGTCTTCTTGGAGTAGCGACCTCAGCGGCACCACGGCTTCTACCACGGACAACGACAGCACCATCACGATAGGTAGGAGCGAAGTTACCTTCAGAGCTGTAACCAGCGATGGGGTCATCAATAGCAGAAACAGAGTTGATACCAACAGCTTCTACGGTCTTCGTAGCAATCGTCAAATCCTTCGTTGCATGGAGCTTGGTGGGGTCAATAAGACCATCAGCCTTATAGAAACCTGAGAACTCACCAAAGATGTTAGCGAGTGACAGCTCAGGAGTATAAGCGTCAGCAACAGCAACAGATGGGTCTACGATTTCCTGAACGATAAGAGCGTTGTTGTAACGACCTACGCCAAGGATACGAACATAGAGCTTGCTGGGGACGATTTCAACAATCGTCTTAGCAGTAGCCTTAGCCGCAACGAGCGAAGCATCCGTAGGATACAGAGCACGTTCTTCGGCAACAGCCGCACGGAGGTTACGGAGCAGTTCAGACTTTTCCTTTTCACCAGCCGCACCAGCAGTCTTGCTTTGGAAGTGGAGATAGAAGGTAGTACCTTGGTCTCTCTTACCATAAGAGTTGTATGGGTTGGGGTTAGAAGCAGTACCTGCGTTACCATAAGGCGTAGAACCCGTTTCCGTATAGAAAATATCCTGATAACGGAGGAAACCAGCAGGTTCAGTAACGGGACGAGTGTTTACGAGGTCAAGGAAGCGAGTCGAACGAAGAATCTTCGTAGCGATAGGCAGGTTTGACAGAGCACCGAACGTGTCACCCGTACCCTTAGCACCAGCCGTAACACCATTACCGAGTGAAGGGACACGGATGTCACCAGCACCGCTAACAGAAGTGTTGTTTACGAACTGAGAAGGGGTGAGGGGAGAGCTGAATGACTCATTGATGCGGTTAGACATAACCATATGAGCATTAGCTTCTGCAAACTTCTTGATTGCTTCTACTCTTGCAGGTGATACACCTTCAAGAAGGGGCTTCAGACTTTCATTGATAGACTTCTGAACGCTTTCGTTAATTGTGAGATTTCTCTTCATTGTTTTTTTTCTTTTCTTTGTATTTGTTTGAGCTTTAACTCTAACAACCCACTTGCCGTCTCTCCCTTCAATTTTTCCCGCTGGTGAACGTGGTCAAGAAAAGCTGTATTAAAGCAATGATACCTTCCGTCAATTCTCTTTTCCCTTGACGGGTAGGTATGGTTTTGTTTTTTCTGTTATATTAGACTTCTTATATTCTTATTTATACTTACAGACCGAGTTCCCTCAGAATGTCCTCGCTGAACTTACGCTGTTCCTCTTCAAGGATAAGGCTATCAGCAGGGTCGTGGTCTGCACGTTCAATGGACTTAGACTCATTCAGGCGAGAAGGAACGAACTTCTTAGATTCTACGATAATCTTCTCCCTCTTGAGGTCTCTCCAAAAAGAGCGTACTTGGTCAGTCGTGTCAAGGACGATAATCTCTGATTGTCTATTTACTTCTTCCCTGATGTCCTTTGGAAGTGCGTTATAAGATTCCAGCACATCCTTTCCGCCAAGGGCAACCCAACGTGGGGTCTTTGTGTAGTCAGGTGAACTCATCTGCTTTGTGATTGCGTTAAACGATTCATTGATTGCATTCTCATCAAGGAAGAACGAAATATCACCTTCCGACATCTCGTAGATACGTGAAGCGACTTCATCTTGCTTCCTTCTATCAAACCCTTCAAAGATGGCTCTGTTGATTGGCTGAAGGTCTCTTGCCCAAGGATGTCTATTGCAAAGGCTCTCCTTGATTTGCTTATCCTTCTTGACGTTATTTAGGAACGACTCAACTTCGTCTTCAACATCAACCTCTTCAGGTTCACCTTCGTCCTCGTCTTCGTCATCCTTGTCGCCAGCGTTGGCTTCAAGAGCGTCCTTCTCGTCATTGGTAAGACCATCTTCCGAGACAACCTTAATATCTTCCGTTTCAAAGACGTTGTCGTCAGAACCGAGGGCTTCCTTTTCTGCGTCAGTCAGCTCGCTTTCCGAAGCAATCTCGACCTTGCCTTCAATGAATGGGTTATCGCCATCAGTATCAGAACCGCCCTTACCGAGACTATTGCCAAGTCGCTTTTCAAGCTCGTCCGCAATACGTGAGATAGCTTCATCGCTCAGCTCAACAACTTCCGTATCGGGGTCTGCCGTGCGGGTGTTATCCACATAGAACTCATCCATCTTGCGACCTTCTTCTTCGTTATTATCAAGCCTTGCTTGGTCAATCGTCTTTTCTTCCTTGATAGGCTTAGCGATGCGGATGTAGTCTTCGTTCTCGTTGATGCGGATTACCTTATAATTCGTCTTAGGTGACACAATCCTCTTGTATTCTTCATATTTATCTCGTACGAACGACTGAAGGCTATTGACCTGAGCCGATTCGTTTACTCGGTGAACCACCGCTTCTGAAAAACCAGGAGTAGCGACAATATCCCAAGTCATAATCTGCGTCAGTTCCAGCTTACCATTGTCAAGCTCATAGCCCTGCGCTCTTGACGAGACATATACATTACCACCTGCTTCCAAGAGAGCCTTAGCAATTCGCCCCGAGGGAGTGTCAAGAAGTCGGATTTTACCCATTACCTTCTTGCTGTTCTTGTCGTAGTGTACGTCAAGAATCATGTGGGAAGCCTTCTCTACCTTAATCTCAAATCTATCATCAGGGTGGTCAAGCTCACCATAGATAGTTTCGCCTCGGCTGAGTCGGTCTCTAATATCCTTAATGTGGGGAAGGTATGTTTCCTCCGTGTAGATACGACCATTGCGGTTAGGCGTGTCGCTCACTACACCGAAAACCCCTTCAAGGTCAATGTTCTTTGAATCTCCTTGTACGGATTCATTCACTCTCTTGAGCTTTTCTCGTCCGTAACCTTTGATTACTATATCCGTAGGCATTATAATAGGTTATTTCTTTTTCTTCTTGTTCTTGTATTTAATGACTTTCTTAGACACAGGCATTTGGGATAAAGCTCCGAACATGTCACCACTGCCAACAGAGCCACCCTGAATGCCGTTCCCGAGAGACGGGGTGGCTATATCACCTGCGTTTTCTCTTACTCTTCGTACCGAGTAGCGTTTCTCCTGCCTCTTCATGTTCAATATCATTTACAAAGGCTTCGCCTTCGTTTTCCTCTTCGTACGATGCTCTGTGTCTATCATCTTCTACATCCTTACCTCCGTTATGTATCATATCAGCGATACTCTTGAGGTCAGAGCCTTCAATGTGGTATTTATTACTACGGAGTACACCCGAGAATTTTCTTATACCGAGAAGAGCAGAGCCGATGGAGATAATGACCACATCCTTATCTATAAAAGCAAGGATATTGCTTGCCTCGGAGGTTTTTATCATATAGAACACTGCGAGGACAATAAAAATAACAAGCCCTATAAGAAGCGTTATAGACCCCATAAGACCCGATGCAGAGGTATCAGTCTCAGGACTATTTAGCTTATTTAGCCAATTCATTATCCCGCCCGTTTTCTTTTCTTCTGTTTTCTTTGCTGATGGCATAGATTTATGGTTTATGTGTAAATTATTTATCATGGTGGATGGAGCATACGCAAGGGAATATCAAAGATTAGATAGGGGAGGCTACTCCATTGAAATACGGAAATCCGTTACTGATAGGCTGATAAGACCATTAGCCAAGGGGCATCTATACTCCAATCCACGGATATTTAGCTTCGCCACTCTTCTTAGGCGTGACGATAAGTCCCTTAGGATTGTACTCGTTCTTAGATTTAGACCCAAAGTACCCAACGTGCTTGTCCTTGATATAACGAGCTTCACTCCTGAGGAGATAGTCAAGGTATTAGATTTGTTTGAAGACCAAGGGTTTCGTAATACGATAACCAAGGATGTTGGTGTTGCAGAGGTTATTGTTGGGAAGATGCTTAACAAGCAACAGATGAACGAAGATGATACGTGGCTAAAGACATATAAGTATAGCGACATATACAACATTCAGGAGGTGCGGTACGAAGACCATATACTTCTCCCATTCCTGAAAAAAGAAATAGATATGAAAGCGAAGAGGGGTTAAGGTTGTTACGCCTTAACCCCTCCTCTCATATTATTCAATGGAAAGAGTTTTACTTCTTTTCTTCTTCAAGCGGGTTGAGTGGTAGACCGAAGTTCTCACCTGCCGCTTCCGAGACTTTCTTGATGAATGGGTTGTTCATACCCAAGTCAAGAACCTTATTGCACTTAGCACAAACAAGTAGCTGTATTGGTGCTTTGTCGGGTGCTTCTGCTATATTCTCCAAGTTCCTTACTTCGACCAAGATAGTCTGCGTGGCTACCGAGGTGTTTCCGCAACGAGGACAAGCACACAGCTTAACATCCAGCTTGCTGATGTCGGTGAGTTCAGGGTTATTCATCACCTTCAGGCTTTTTGTCCGAGATGATGATTACCCCATCTTCCGTAACCTCAGTGACGTAGACATCAATAATATCATCCTTTCTGATAGCACCGCTCTCCACCTTCGTCTTGAACTCTTCGCTTGAGTTCTTGTAGTGGATAATACCATCAAAGGTAGAAGCCCCATTAGGAAGCATAATCTCAAGGAATACCCCGTAGTATGCAGACCCACTGACGATAGCCGTAAGAGGTTCGCTACTACCTGCAAGCTCCTTACAGATTGCCGAGGCGATGATACGCTTAGCTTCCTTGTGGGAGACCACATAAGAGTCGCTACGTCTGTCGTACGAGAGGGCTACCACTTCAAGCTCAAGACCGATATTCGTCTTGTTCTCTTCAATAAGAGCCTGAATAGCCTTTTCTCTTTCTTCCTTAGAGACCTTGTCTCTTGATGGGAGGCTACCACCGAGTGAAGCCTGAGAGTAGGGGAGGAAGCATTCAAGACCATCTACGAGGATGGTATAACCACCTGCATTGACACCCGTGATGACACCCGTGTAGATAGTAGACCAAGCGGAAGAGGCTTCGTTGTTGAGACGCTTAATCTTATTCTCGGTACGAGCATCGCTTGCGGTATTACCTCTGAGGTCAAGTTTGATACCGACCATCTCCTTGCGTGCGCTGAGAGCGTTTGACGAGCGGGACATTCTTTCCTTGACACCGAGGATGATACCTTCGTAGAACGACCCATTACCATTCTTGTCAATGTAGACATTACCTACTCGGGTGATGAAGTCCTGCTTGCCGAATGCCGTCACGAGGCTTGCATAAAGCTCCTCTACGGACATATTATCACCAAGGACATCAAGGATACGCTTATCCTTTTCAAGGTCTACACAAGCACTGAGACCTGACTCGGTATGGACAATAACCTTGTTGTTTGGCGCAAGGTCAAGACCCGTGATAGCAAGGAGCGAACCCTTCGTCTTGGAGCTGATGGTATCCACGTCCTTGGAAATCTTAAACGTAGATGACGTATAAGCCTTGTAGTCATCTTCTACGTTTTCACCTGATGCGTAAATCCATTCCTTCTTGCTCAGTCGGTGCTTCTTCACCTTTGAGTGACCAAGTCTTTCATACGCATCCCAATTAAAGCCTGCAACACCTTCGTTACCAAGCTCCTTAGCGTAAGGACGAATGTCCTTGTTTTCCGAAACCTTCATTAAATGTGAGTTTTAAGGTTAGAGATAAAATTAAATTTTGATAGTGGACTCAGCTCTCTTGATGACTTCAATGATGAAGTACTTAGACTCTTCACCCGAGTGACCATCCATAACGTGCGCACTGACGATACGTGGGGCTTGCATACCGCAGGCATCGGGAGTGACCTTGAAGATGACCTTGTTGGATGAGCTGTCGTTTCCGTAGAGGAATGCCGAGAGGTCTCCTCGTGAGATGGGGAACGAGAACGGAGCTTCGTTATGAGCCTCACCGAGCTTCACCGAGAACGAACCATCAGGAGCGGTAACGAAGAAGTCGCCATTGGGCTTCAGCTCCACATTGACAGCCTGAGTAGACTTGTCTTCACCTGACGTATCCGATACAATCTTCAGTGTATCGGAAAGAAGCTTAATCCTACTGCCGTCCACTTCAACGCTCACCTGAGGTCTACCGAAGCCACTGAACATTTCATCAAAGAACGTGTTGGATACGATAGGCACAAAGTCAATCTTGAAGACGTTGTAGCCAACGTGTACACCATCCCCCGAGATATACATCTTGTCCTTAGCGATAGCGACATCCATATTCTCCTCGGTGAAACGCATCCTCGCCATATAGTCCTTACTCGTCTGAGGAAGAACATCCGTAGCTGAGATAATCAGCTTAGCATCATCTGTCGTCTTAGAGATGAACGCAAGCGTTGATTGGAACATAACGAGCGTATCCTTGATACACACCAAGTATTTCTTCTTACCTGCGTGCGTTGGGATTTCCTCGCCTACTTCATTTTCCAGCTTGAACCCGTCTACACCTGCATCTTCAAATGAGATACGAGAGTAGCGTCCAATACGTGGTGCTTGGGCATTGATACCCGTTGCTTCAAAGAACTGACCATTGAGGTCAATTTCAATACAGAGTGAGTTCTTACTCTTACTTCCAAGGAACATATCGGGAATCCCGAAGTAGCCCTTGAGCCATTCAGATAGACCTGAGAAGTTACTACTTGAATGGAATGTTAGTTTGTAGTTTGGCATAAACCATACTGATTAAAAAGAAAGGTAGCAGTAGGACTTTCCTACCACTACCTTATTATAGAATGCTTAAATTCTTCTTCGTTTTTTAGTATTTGTGTTCTTTTCGTATCTTCTCCATATGGGCGAGCTTATCCGCAATCGTGTATTCTTTGGTATGCCCTCTCCTGAATGCCTCTTCAACGCTTTCAGTCTCATCGGGAGTCTCGTGAATATCTTGTTTGGTTACTTTCCTATCCTGCTCAGATGCGAATATAGATACTCTTCCTATTCTATTATCATCAGCACTTCCGTGAAGTCGTATTGTCTTACTTGGTTGTGCTACATCATCCGTTTGGTGAAGGACTGCCCTTGGTGCTGTTGAGTATTCTTCCGATGAATATATCTCTACGGGTCTTGCTTCGGTCATCCCGTCATCTGTCTTGTATAGGTTTGGCGTATGCACCTGACCGCTCTCCTCGGAAGAATGTAGTCTCACGCTCACCTCGTGCGAATGGTCTTCTCCCGTTTCGTGGATATTGACATTGAGTGCGCTTAGGTTTTCCTTGCTTTCGTACATTGATACTCCTGGGAGTTCGTTGTGGTCTTCTGCGCTGTAAAGAGGGTCACTCTTTAGCTTCAGGTCTTCCTCCGATGAGTACATATCCACGTTCTGAATGGCGTTGTCGTCATCGGTCTTGGTAAGATGGACATCCTTGACATACTCTCGTTCGTCAGATGCAAAGATGGAATGTTTCACCATCTTAGTCTTGTCGTCAGTTGAGTGCATATGCACTTCGGGTGACTGCACCTCGTCTGAGGTCTTGTATATGTTTGCATCACCAATCTTCGTGCTATCAGGTGTTGATAGGAGGTTTGGCTCTGCTATATTATCCTCGTCAGTTGAGCTGTATATATTTGCGTCAGGCGTTTCGTTCTTCTCCTTGCTTGCGAATATGCTTGCGGTAGGAGTAATTACATCAGGAGAGGTTGAGATAAGGCTTATGTTGCTGTTAAGCTCGCCTCCATCCTCAGACTTGAATAGGTTTTCCTCACCGACCTTGTCGTCCTCTTCCGTCTTGTGTAGCTCTACAATATCCTCAATAAAATGCTTCTCTGCGTAGCTCTCCATATAGCTATACAAAGTCATATTGGATAGGACTTCCTTGGAAGTATTGATGATAACCTCTTCGGCTTCATCGGAGGGCTTACGCATTGAAATCTGTTTCAGCGTCTCGTTGAAGATGGCATCGGACTGCTCCTTGGTTATATCAAAGACCTCCATCTTCTTCCTCATGCTGTCTTGGATAAGACCGAGTAGCCCTATGACATTCTGCGTCCCGATAGTCTCAAGGTATTCGGTTACGGAGTGTCCTCCAAGCACGGGAGAGAACGTCAGCCCTTCTATCGCATTCTCAAGGCGAGTACCAACACTACCTTCCACCCACTTGCCGAGCTTGTCCACCCATCCTCCGATAGTACCCCAAAGAGGAGAGGATGCTTCTGAACCACCATACTTGTTGTTCTCTACCGAAGGGACATCGGTAAAGTAATATGGTTGCAGTACGTTTATCTTCCTATCCTTATCCGCAAGGTGGATGGCATCTGATACAACATTTGAACCTTTTAGATATAGGCTTGCAATGCGGTAGTCGCTTTCGTCATTCCCTTGGTTGAGGTCAGTATTGTTGATGGATATAATCTTATCGTCAATGATAGTTGATATGGAGGTTGGCACTTTGTCTGCACCAAGGTAGCTGTACTTCTCTGCCGTTGGAAATCTTCGGTAGAAGACCTCGCTCGCATACGCTTCGTCTATATCGTCTATCGTTGCGGTAAAGCGGTGTGTTACGTTTACATTCCTTACATTGACTACGAAATTGAAAGTGTTGGAATAACCAGGTCTTGTGTCATCGTAGTTGGTTGAGAAGATTTGGTTGATAGAGCGAATATCAATATCGCACATATCACACTCAATCATCGTCACGGGAGCTATGGTGTCCACGACCTCCATAACAAGGTTTAGTGCTGATGCGCTGAGCTTGCTACTTAGCCCTACCGCCTTCGCCGCACCCGACAACTTCTCCTCTACCTTGCCCTTAACTCTATCGGTAACACCACGGGCTATATCATTCAAATTCCTCGTGAGGATATTTGTAGCCTGCGCACGGATACTCGCACCTCGTGAAGAAGGTATCTGAGGAACTTCAAAATCCATCACCTTCTCCATAAAGTCCTTGTTCTTCTCGGGCTGTGCAGTCGTCTTGTCCGCACCGAAGATAGAAGAGCCAGCACGCTTGGTGAACAGCCTATAATCGGAGATATAGATATACATCTTAAAGAAGCGTGACATATCAGGCATCGTATGCTTATGCCACTTGTCGTCCCATACGATACTCCTATAAAGGCTGAGCATGTGCCTTACTCTTTGGTCAAGGGTATCACGCATCGTAAACGTCACCTTAGCTCCTTCATATCCTTCCTTGATGCGAGGTCCATATTTAGGCTCAATGTTGAGAAGGTTTTGTATTCCCGATACACTCTCAAACAGATACGGATGGTTGGTTTGTAGCTCGTGCCATCCACCAATGAAGTCAAGGAGCATTTCAGCTCTTGCATCCTGATTTGAGTTTAGTAGGTAAGTGTATGCCGAGTACGCTCCTTGCGGAACAAGGCTATGGTCTACGAGTGAACTGCTCCTAATCTGCGTTGTAGGTATAGGCAACTGAAAGAATGGCGTTGGCATATGGTCATATAAGATGCTCCCCTCAATCTTGTTGTTATGAGCGGGGAAAGTGAACATCTTGTCACCAAATAGCGACTGCCCCTTGATGATACCGAACTCCACCTTAAACGCAAGGGCTGTCGGGTCTTCAAGGTCTCGCCTGAAAACCCCTCTCCTCAGCGTGTTAAGGAGAGGATACTCCATTCTTATGTTCCTCGTAAATGCCATCGTATGTTATTTAACGACAAAGCCACGAACCTGCAAAAGCAAGTCCGTGGCTGTCACGTGTGTTGGTCAGATTGATATTTCTAAGAGACTACAACTACATTACAGATGCGCTCTACGTCCTTTATTATATCCTCGTATGAGTTGTAGTAACGGAGAGGGACGGGGTCATCGGGAAATCCATCGGCAAGCCACTTAGGGTCTACTTCGGGATTTTTCGGTGGGTAGATAGTAATCTCGTAGTCAGCCTTCTCGTTGGTGAAGACGAGAAACCCGAGCTGGTTAGTTTTGAACTTCGCCTGCTTCGGTGACTTCGTCCTTCTTTTCTTCGTATTCATTGGCTACTTCAGTTGCTGGCGTTTCCACCTTGATAGGCTTTCCGAACTGCTTTACGATGCTATTGGACTTGAGCGTCTCAATGCACTGCTTCATATTGTCTCGTGCCATATCATATTCCTTCAGGTCAAGGCATACGACCCAAGAGACGAGCTTATAGAACTCTGTACTCCAAATAATCTGCATATCTTCACACGCATTCTTTGAGAAGCTACCACCGATGAGGTTCAAGACCTTCATATTGATGTAGTCATTGATGTCCAAGTGACCATAGCTTGTTGGTTCTGAAGATAGGGACAGCGGAGTGGTTGCAGACAAGAGGCTCTCCATTCGGTTGAAGTCCATCTTTTCATAAGCCTCAAACATTTCCGAGATTTGACCCAACAGCTTTGAGTCTACATTCTTCAGGTTACTTGCGACATTACGAAGAAGAACGCTAAGTCTCTCTTGAAGTACAGCGTGATAGTCTTCTTCAAGATGCTCGTCATCCATCTCGGTCTTCTTCCCCTTTAGTAGGGCTTCAACGTAGTCAATGGCGGGCTTGATGAGGGAGGGCTTTGCTGTCGCTACGATGAGGACGAGCAAAAGGATTACGATGATGAACATAATAGGAATTGTTTTTAGTTAGTTGAAAGAGAAGAATGCCCGAACCCGATGATGAGTTCGGGCATTCCGATGTTTAGTTATTCTTAGAGGAGACCTGCTTCTTCAAGGAACTTGTTTTCAAGTTCAATGCACTTAGCGAGGTCGTGTTCGTACTTGTTCTCAACGGGGAGAGCTTCTACGCAGAACGAGATTGAAGCGAGCTGAGCGACTTCCAGCTTACGTTCAAGTTCCTTCTTGCGGTCTTCAAAGTCCTTGAGCATGCTGAGAGAACGCTGTGAAATCTTGTAGAGGTTCGTAGCGTTGTCTCTGAACCATTCCGAACTCTTGATACCCGTACCCTTAGGTTCTTTGAGGAACACTGCGATGACCATAGTCTCGTAGTAGGAGAGCTTCAGGTCAGAGAAGGTCTTGTTCTTTCTCTTGCTTGAAATCTCCTCAAGGGTCTCGTGGATTGCGAGGACGGCACGGAATTGGTCGCCTGACCACTGACAATAGCGTTCAAAGAAAGTCTGAAGGACGACTGCGAATGCTTCTGACTCATTCTTATCTTCCGAGAGAGAGAGCTTGAGGTCTTCGTGGAATGCACGATTAGCTTCTTCCCATTCCTCAGCGAGAGCCTTCACTTCTGCTTCTGTTGGAATCTTTTCAATATCCACCAGCTTGATACGCTCTGAAGCCTTCTGAGTCTCCAAGACTTCCTTCATAAATGACTCTCGTGCCTCAGTTGAGGCAGTAGCGTAATCAATAGGCTCATTGACCGCTTCAAGGTCTTCCTTTGGCATCTCAACGTTGCCTTCTGCGTCACGTGCTACTTCCTCATGAGTAGCTTCAGGCTGTGCAACTTCCGTTGCTTCTTCGCCTACATTCTTAATTTCTTCTGCTGACATTCTAATTATATTTTAATTGCACTTGGGGACGATTCCCCTTTGGTCTATTATAGAAAGGCTATTATCAACCCCAGCATAGGTTGAGTAGACCTCTATCCAAAATATGTTTGCGCTTGAGGAAGCTAACTTATCTGATAGGATGACTTCGGTATTCGTGGATAAGCTGTCAATGGTTGGGGACTCCCACGAAGCGTCTTCAAGAGCGTCAAGGATATATCCGTAGATGTTTTCTCGGACTTGGTCAATGACATTCGCCCCGTTGAACTCCTCGGTATATACGCATAGGACTACGGAGTCTACATTATAGCACTCCCCATTGGTGAGGAGTACTCCGTAGTCGGTCTTCACAGAGAAGACTCTCTGTGAAGATTTTGGGATGGACTGAGGGGTGGTGTGTTGTTCCTTCTTTTCGGCTTCCGTGGTTAGGATAACCGATACAGCCCAAAATGTCAGCAGGGCGAAGACGATTGCGATGGCGACCTTTACCAAGGTCTTGAGACTCTCATTGCTCATGATTCTTTTTTCTTTGTTATTCGTTAGACATCCCTATTGGGTTTCTTTTCAATACAAAGATAAGAAGAAAGTTCGGAGAAACCAAATTCTCCGAACTTTCATTCATCATTCTATTAGCACAGACGTTTAATCCTCGTCATCCTCTTCGTCAAGCATTTCCATAAGTGCGAGAAGTTCAAGAATATCGTCTTCGGGAACTTCGTACTCAACACCATCTTCGTCAAGGAAGACGATATGGAACTCTTCGCTCCCATTGTTTGCCTTTGGAGCTTCCTTCTTTGGTGACTTCTTCCCCTCAAGAGCAGAAGTCTTAGGAGCGTCTGCTACTTTGAACTTTTCGTAGCTTGGCATCCCTTCCAACGCCTTTGCCGCATCGGAGAGGAATTTACTGCCATATTTTTCTCTCCACTTTTCAACCTCTTCATGTTCGCTTGTGGAGAAAAGTCTGTCAAGAGGCTTACTCTTTGGAGCTTCATTCTTTGCTGTCATCTTAGCCTCAGGAGCGTCTTCACCGCAATACTGAATGGAAGGCATCTTCTTTGAAACGGAGATGCTTTTGTCCGAGCAGACGTGACCAACACATGGAACACCACTCTTAGCCTGCTCAACAGCCTTAGCTTCTTCTGCCTCCTTACGCTTCTCAAGCTCCTTGGGGTATTCCGTAAGGAATGCACAAAGATTTGGATATAGCTTCTCGGACACCTCTACACCCTTGCCGTCAAACTCATTTCGCAGGTTTCTGTATAGGCTATTCTTTGCCTCTTGGATGAACCTCTTCTTATCCTTGTAGCTGTCAGTAACACTATTGATGATAATCGTGATTGCATCCAAGAGAGAACCTTCAGATTCTTTGGCAATCTCTGCTGTTGAACCATATAGGAAATCAAAGACACCGCACTCGTTCTTCTTACGTATAGCGTGGTTTCCTACCTTGGTAAAGGCTTCAACCGCCAAGATGACACTATCAACAGAAGCGTTTAGCTCCGAGTAGGATGACGTATTGAACTCCTCCAGCTCGTTCAGGGCGATGATGTCGTCCTCTGCTCTGCGTAGTAGTTCTTCTGAGTAGATAGGTGCTCTACTACTATTGAATGAAAAATTAGCCATAATTCTTATCACTTGATTTCGCAAGCTCCCCCTGCGCAAGACATTGCACCGAGTTCGTCTGCATTACTGAATTTGTCGCCACCGAAGTCTACCGAACTCCAATCAATGGGGTTGTAGGTCTTCTTCAGTACCTCAAAGTAGTGAAGGTTATTAACCACCTTTAGGAGATTAACAGCCTTGTAGACATCACCTGCATAGTAGTTCTTTGCGAACTTCTTGACACGTCTTACGATGTCCACCTTCTCGTGAAGGTTGTCCACCTTATTGGAAATCTTTTCTTCCAAGATAGCACGGATGTTCGTCTTGCATTCCTCGCCAAGGGGAAGGTCAATATTATGCTCCTGAGCGTAAGCGTTGATATGCTCATCGGTTACGGATAGGACTTCACCACGACCGAGGATGGTCTGACATGCCTTCCAAATATCGGGAGACTTGAACGCCTTGATGACATCCACAACGAGACCTGATGCGAAGAGCGAAGCAACACCATACTCACGGGTGATTTCCTCCATACTGAGAACTCGGCACATTGGGGGCTGAGGAAGGTCAAGGTCTCCGTAGGTAGAGAGGAAGGAGACACCAGCAATATAGTCTTGGTTGTCCCAAACCCATTCCTTCACCTTGTCCCATTCGTTATCGGGAACGTCAATCGTATTTGATACGTTATTCTTTACGGGAGACTTTTGGTCTTTCATCCCAGCGAGTACCCAATTCTGCTGAACGAGCTTGACGTATTCAAGGAGCTTCAGTCCCTGCAAGTCACCACGGAGAATAGTAGAATCATCTTCTTCAATAGGGAAGAAAATCTTCTTGTCCGTAGCAGGCTTGAAGATGTTAGGCTGTACAGCCTTTGGGTTAGCCTCTTCGTAAGCCTTGA